TCAGCGAATGGCGCTGGTCGCCGAAAGGCGGCCGTAAAGTGCGATCAGGCCGCCAATTCCGCCCGCAACCGTCACCAGCCCGTCCGCAAGTTCGCCTTGCAGACCGGCGGGCAGCTCAACGCCGGCAATGCTGAAAAGCGGTGCGAAAACCGCGACCAGAGCACCCCAGATCGTGCGCGATTGATACCATGCTTTGGTACTGTCCATAATCTCATCCTTTGCGTTGTTTTTCAGACACATGTCAGATCGGCAGAACGGCCTTGGCCGCCACGCCCGAGGGCACCGCGCGGCCGAGCTGGCGGACACGCACGGAAATGTGATCCCGCAAGGCCGGGAAATCTGTGAGTTCGTCTGCGGCGGGGTAAAACCACACGGGCTCTGAAACCTCCGCCACGCGCCGCACCGTCTCGCCGTCCAGCACCTCGACGCGATAAAGCTCGAAGGGCTCGTCCAGCGGGATCTCGCTCGCATCCCAGCCGTCGGCCTCCACCCGGCCCCGACGTTTCCACCTGAACAGCACGCCATCCCCGCGCCGTTCGGCGGAAAGATGGACCGGCGCGAGCGGCGTCAGCGCCCGCAAGCCTCCCTCGAAGGCAAAAGGCCCGCTCATTGCGCCCGCCATTCCCGCAGCTTCCGCGATCCAGCTCAGGCGTCGTCCGCGCTCGCTCGCGGCAAGACCCAGCGGCTGCACCGCCTGATCCAGAACCACCACCGGCGCACCCTTTGGCGCGCCTGCGGCCAGTGCGTCTTCCGTGCCAGCCAGTCCCCGCAGGAGAGAGGAAAGCCGCCAGCGCGAGGGTGCGATTTCTTCGGCCTTTGCGAAAGCGACGATTTCCCACACGCCGTTTGCGGCCTTGATGGCGAGACGGTTCTCGCCGTTCAGCACCGAAAGCTCCGCGGCCGACGACACCTCGCCGAAGGGCAGATCGACGAGGATGGTGTTTTTCCGGTCGAAACGGCCGGGAGGGCCTGATATCAGCGGCATCGCCAGCGTGCCGATCATCGCCGGCCGGTCAAGCAGCACGCGTTGCCGGTAACCCTCCGTACCCGGCGACGCGGAAATGATGATGGGCCGCCAGGGCTTTGCTAGGGCGGCAATCCGCGCCGAATCCTCCGGCGCGGTGCCGTCATGGCAGGGCAGATCGAGGAATAGCACCTCGGGCACGAACCCTTCCGCACCGCTTGCGCCGTTGCTGCGCCGTTCCTCCGCACCACCAGCGAAAACCGAAAAGGCGGCGGAAAAGGCCCGCGCCTCCACCTGCCGCACCGCGCCGTCCTCAATGCGGCTCACCAGAAACCGCCCGGAAGGCGCTTGCGGAAAGGCGTCTTCCGGCAGGCGGATGCAATCGCCGGGTTCGAGGGTGATTTCGGAGGGCGGCAGGGCAAAGCGCAGGCTACGCCGCGCCTGCCGGTTGTCGCGCAACAGCGCCTCGACCGCCGCCTCCGCAGTTTCCGCAGGCAGGGCGGCGTTGAGATCAAGCCGCATGACCCGGCTACCGGCATTGTCGATGCGGCGGGACCTTGCACTCCCCTGCTCGTAATCCAGCGCCGGGTTGAAAGACGTCAGCACGGCCTCTGCCGCAAAATCGCTGTCATGGCCGCGACTTTCCGACCAGAGCGGCTCGTCCTCCAGATCGGCCAGCACGGCAATATCGCGGACCGGCAAAACCGCCGTGTTACGGGAGCGGAAGCGCAGGGTTCCGCCATCTTCCACCACATCCACCTGGAAAGCCGCCATCAGCGGCTCCAGGAGGTTGCGGGCCGAGGTCACGTCGCCCTGCACATAACCGGTCAGATCGCCGCTGACGGCGGACACGTCGAAGGCGGAAAAGCCGTGATCGGTGAGGATGGCGGCGATGGTATCGGCGAGTGTGGCCGTTCCCAGCCGGCCATTCAGCCAGTGGCCAGTGCGCCAGTTCGCCCCATCGCTCCATGCCGCGCCATTCTGCGGGAAGGCGGGAAAAGGCCGTGCATCCCAGGTCCACAGATAGACCCTGTCTGCATCGACCATCGCTGCGGCCTCACGCCAATGGTCGAGATGCGCCTCGAGAAACCGCCGCTGCTGGCTGTCGGCGCGGCTTCGGCGGGAGAAATAGGGGAAGGCGTTTTCCGCCGATTTCGGATCGGGAAAGACATTGGGGCGTGTCGCGCTCTTGTCCACCGCCGGGCAGCCGAGTTCGGTGAACCAGATCGGCTTCGAGCCCGGCACCCATGCGGTCGGCGTGGATTTCTCCACTCCCCACACCCGGTCGTGATGGAGGTTACCCCACCAGTTCCTGATATCCTTGTAGCGGAACACCCAAGGCTTGCCCTTCAGCCCGTCCGTAATCGGCGTGCGCCGCCGTGCTGCGCGGTCTGCGTCACTGAAATAATACCAGTCGAAGCCCTCGCCTGCCGTGATGGCATAACGGAATGCGGCGGCATCATCCGGGCCGGTCATGCCATCGGGACTGCCGTTCGCGGCATCCTCGTCACGCCAGTCGGAGAGCGGCATGTAACTGTCGATACCAACAGCATCGATCTCAGGGCTCGCCCAGAGCGGGTCGAGGTGGAAGAACACGTCGCCCGAACCATCTGCCGGCTGGTGGCCGAAATATTCGCTCCAGTCCGCCGCATAGGTCAGCTTCACCGCCGGCCCCATCACGGCCCGTACGTCGCCCGCCAACCGCACCAGTTCCTCGACAAAGGGAAAGGCATCATTCTCGTCTCTCAGCGCCGTCAGCCCGCGTAGTTCCGAGCCGATCAGGAAGGCATCCACCCCGCCCGCCCGAGCCGCCAGCGCCGCATAATGCAGCACCATGCGCCGGTAACCTTCATGGCGATTGCAGAAGGCGGAAACCTGCGTCCGTGCGCCCGCGCTGCGATCCGCAGAACCGGCCCTGCCGGGTGCGGGAAAGCAGGTGATGCGCCCGCGCCAGGCATAAGCGCCCTGCTCGCTTTTGCCATAGGGGTCGGCAAGACCGTTATCGACGGGAACATCCATCATCACGAAGGGATAAAGGCACACTCGCAAACCCCGCGCCTTGAGATCGGCGATGGCCTGCAACACGCTTTCGTCGTTGGGTGTACCGCCATAGGCCGGGCCGCCCCCGTGATGGCTGACGAGATGCGCCTCGCCGCGCGAAAGGCCGGCGACGGACCATGGCATCGTTTCCCCATCCCGGCCGTCCACCTCCACGCCGGGCAGAATGCGGCATTCACCCACCCGCATATCCGTGCCGAACCAGCTCACCACCAGCGCCACGCTCTCAAGATTGGGGCAGAGCGCCTGCAATTCGTCGATTGCCGCCTGCCAATCCGTCGCGGCGGTCAAACCATTGCGGTTCATGATGCGGCTTTGGCCGATGCCCGTTCGTTCGGAAACCTGCACGGTGGCGTAACCATGCTCCGTTGCGCCGGGGATGACGGTGATGGCGCGGATGGCTTTTTCCAGCCGTCCGACAGGCCGCACCACTTCGAACTGCATCAGCGGAATGCGGTTGCCATAAGTATCGAGCGGCAGACGTTCGAACACGACATAGGCCAGTCCGCGAAAGGCCGGCGCATTGCCCGCCCCCTGCTTCGCCTCGATCAACGGATCGGGCAATTGCGTCTCGCTGCCGGGATAAAAACGCATCTCGATGACGCTCAGGTCCAACTCCCGCCCATCGGCCCAGACACGCCGCACCATGGCCGCCTCACCTTCGCACAGGCCGATGGCGACATTGGCAAAATAGCGAAATGTTTCGACCTTCGAGCCACGGTTGCCCTTGCCGCCGCGGCGCTCCACCTCGATGCTTTCTTCAAAACGCGTCGCCCAGATCAGCGTGCCGCCGATCCTTGCGGTGCCATAAAGCCGGCTGATCGCCGCCCCCTCATCCGCCCCCGGAATGCGCGCCGTCGACAGCCGCGCGCCCGTTACCGTCCGCCCGTTCGAAAGCAGCGTGCGGTCGATGGCATTGCCCGCCAGCGCCCCGGCCGCCCGGCCGATCATTGCGCCCAAAGGACCGAAAATGCCGCCGAGCGCCGCACCCGCCGCCTGAAAAACGATTGTCGCCATGCTCGCCTCGAAAAACTCAGGGATCGGGAAAACGGAAGATACCGGCGATGCGCCGTTTCCAGCCCGGCACCAGCGCCGAACGCACCACCGCCGCCTGTTCATAGGCATGGATGAAATGCTGTGACCCGGCCAGAATGCCGAGATGTTTGGCCGCCGCATCGGCCCGCCAGCGAAACAGCAGCAGGTCTCCCGACCTTGCCTCTTCCATGCGCGGAACCGCCAGAAAATGGCGTTCCGCCGCCGCCATCAACCGGTCCTCACCGCCGCGTTCAGCCCAATCAGGCGCATAGGGCGGCGGCAATTCCGGTTCGTGGCCGTAAATTCCGCGCCAGATGCCGCGAACGAGGCCGAGGCAGTCGCAGCCGACCCCCTTCAACGAGGCCTGATGCCGATAGGGCGTGCCGATCCAGCCTCCGGCGAGCGCCAGCACTCTTTCGCCGGTGTCGCTCATGGAAACAGCGCCCCACCGTCATGGCTCTCACCGCCGCTCGCATAGGAATAGGCGAAATCCGCCCCCGGCAGATGCGGGAAGCCCCGGAAATTCAGATGATTGGTGAATTTCGCCCGGCAAGTGGTGAAACTCTTGTCGCAGTCGGCGGTGACGGAAAAAATGTCCCCCGGCGAAGGCAGCTGTTCCGGCGGCAGCCAGAAGGACAGATGCACGCCGCCGTCACGCCGCTCGTGGCCATCGAGGTCGAAACTCTTGGCCGCCAGCAGGCCAGCCAGAAAGCGGAGCTTTCCCCGGCTGAAAAAACCATCGGCAAAGGCATCGAGCCCTGACACGAGCAGGCCGCCCGAGGCATCCACCGCCACAACGTTGCCATGGCCGGTAAACGGCTCGAGATCGACACCGCAACGCCTGTCCCCGAGTGCGGCATCGCAGCGACGCCCATAGACCCTGCCCTGCGGCTGGCCGAGGCGATGGGCAAGGCTGCGCAGCTCGGCGCGAAACGCCCCGCCAGCCCGTGTCACCTCGCCAATCTCGCGCATGTTCAGCAGCATATGCTGGTCAGGCGCCTGCCAGTTGACGAGGAAAAGCTCCACCCTCGCACCATCGAAACGCCCGGCGGCCAGATCGTCTTCCGCAATCGCCTCGCTCGAAAAACCGCCCGCCACCTCCCCGGCACTCGCGCCCAGCCCCATTTCGCTGTCGCTGTCGCTGGCCGAAAAGCCGCTGGCGGCAAGGTAGGAGGTGCCGCCGAACACGATCATCTCATCATGATCGGTAAAACCGATCGTGACGCCATCCTTCAGTGTCACCTTCCAGCAATGGCATGTGGTCGTCGCATCTCCCTTGAGATGCTCGGCAAGGGCGGCGGGAATGGTTTTCATGGCAGGATTTCCATCAGTGGAATGGAGGGAATGCGGCCCGCCTCGAAAGCGGTCAGGTTTACGTCGATACGGTCGATCGCGAAACGAACCGGCACGTCGAATTCAAAACCGGCACGGATTGCAGCGCCGGCGGGCGGCACGCGCCCCGCCCGGAAGGTCACAATGCCGGTAGTGTGATCGACCGAGATAGCGGCCGCTTCCGCCTTCACCCCCTCGACCGAAACAATGACCGAACCCTCCGCGGGTTTATCGATCCGCCGCGTGAAGGAGCCGCCGGCATCGGCATAGGTCTTCAGCAACTGAAAACCCGCCGTCACCCCATCGCCGGTACCAATCCTCTGATCGATCGCAGCGGGTGTCTCTCCGGGCGGGCAGGATTTGAAATCCACGGGATCACGAAAACGAAAGCCGTAAAGCTCACCGCGCCGCGCCTCGAAAAAGGCGAGCACCTCATAGAGATCGGCGACGGAGCGGATACCGGATCCGGCGTCATAGCTGCGCCTGGCGTTCCTCCAGCGGTGGTTGCGGCTCTCGCGGCCGTTGGACAGGTTGACGATATCCGTCCGCCTCACCGGCCCGCCGCTGACGCCGAGCGCGAGCCGCAGCGGAAAGCGCACTTCATGAAATGCCGCCATGTCGTTGTTCCTGGATTCTTTTCGATGGTCTGGAAAAAGGAGCGCGCGTCACAATCCGCGCTGGCCGCGCCCGACGCTGCGCGCCAGCATGGCGGCGATCTGGCCTTCGCTTTTGCGGAAGCTCGCAGCATCCGTCGCCGTCACGTTAAAAACGATCTGCGCCCCGCCGCCGCCCGCAGGTGCGGCAACACCGAGGGTGCCATCCGAACCGCGCTTCAGCGGCAAAATCGCTTCCGCCCCCGCCTCGCCCATCAGGCCAAGCCCGCCGCCCATCGGAAAAAAAGCGGGGCTGGAGACCACCCCGCCATCGGCAAAAGGCGTGATGCTGCGCCCCGGCACCCCGCCATCGGCAAAGGCGAACAGCGAACCGCCGCCGTTCAACAACCCGCCGACGGCATCGCCAATCATGCTCTCCAGCGGTTTCAGCCCGGCCGAAAGCGCGATGCCGGACAGCCGTTGGCCAAGCCCACGCAACACATCGTCCAGCCCCTTGCCGCCGGTCGCCGCCGCCTGCAGGGCCGAGGTCAGGGCCGCACCGAACCGCTCGGAACGCCGCTCGAGATCACCCATCACCTCCGAGAGCGCCTCCGCCTCTTCCCGGTTCTCCGCAATCGATCTTTCGCCCGTCATCGCGCTTGCCTTTCTGATTCAAACCGGAGCCGCAAAATTTTGAAATGCCATTCGTTTTTGAGATCAACTCACCCATCCGGAAACTGCCGCATCATCCCCTCCATGGCCTGACGGTCAGGGCCGCGCGAAACGGCGCTGCCGCCCGTCATCGCGAAAAATTCCCTCGGGGTCATCATCCAGAAGGTTTCGGAGGAAAGCCGCAGCAGGAAGAGGCCGGTATGGATCACCGCGTCCCAGGGGAATGGGCGCGGCGTCGCCTCGCCTGCTGCGGCACTCAAGGGTCCGGTGGCGTCTCGCCTTTCAAACCGCCGAAAGTCGCGGTCAGAAGATCGGCAACGATCGCGGCGTGGCCGGCAATGCCGCCTTCCACCGTGGCGGCGGCCACATCCTCGTCGGAAAAGACGTTGCCCGCGCCGCGCAGGCCCGCGCCGATCACCCGGATCATGTCCACCGCCTTCATGCGCCCGCTCGCGAAACGTTCAGCGAGCGCGGTGAGGTCATCGGCTTCAAAGGCGGTTTCGAGTTCGGCAAGAGCCCCGAGCGTCAGGCACAGGATGCGCCTTTCACCGTCTATCAGCGCTTCTATCTCGCCGCGATGGCGGTTCGCCCGCCCGTAACGCAAACGCTCAGGCATCATAGCACTCCGAATGTGAGAAGACCGGCCGATTCCAGCGCGATCTCGAATTGCACTTCGCCATCGTGGCGGCCGGAATATTCGAGCGCGACGATCTGGAAGGGGCCGGCAATAGAGCCGAAATCGGGAATGACGATCTGCCAGCCGGGAATGCTGCCCGCAAAAAATGCGTCGCGCACCAGCGCATCGCTCGCCTGGTCCTTGAAGATGCCGGAGGCCGTGAGCGATGCCCGCTGCACGCCCGCGCCGGCGAGAAGCTCGCGCCAGCGCCCGGCGCTTTCGGCATCCGTCACGTCGACCGCCTGCGCATTGAAGGCCAGCCGTTTTGTTCTGAGCCCCGCCACCGTCGCAAAGACACTGGCATTGTCGATCTTCAGCAGCAGGTCCTTGCCCTTCTGCGCCACCATGTTGTTTCCTTTCATTTAAATTGCGGTTGCGGGGGTGCAGCGGGCCTGCTACCAAATGGTTTCCCGCACCTCGCACCCCGCGATCTCACCATGTCCGACGCCGCCTCCATGACGTCCCGCGTGCGCCTTATCGGCGTGCTGGCGCTTGGGCAGATCATCAGCTGGGGCAGCGGGTTCGACATGCTGGCCATTCTGGCGCCACGGATCGGCGGCGAACTGGCGATCGGCAACGAGATCGTTTTTGCCGGCCTCACCATCATGATGCTGATCAGCGCGCTTTGCGGCCCGCTGCTGGGAAGAATGCTCGTCCAGCGCGGCGCGGCGCCTGTGCTGGTGGCCGGCTCAGTACTCTTTGCCGCCGGCTTTGCCGTGCTCGCCTTTTCGGGCGGTGTCACAAGCTATCTTTTCGGCTGGGCCGTAATGGGTCTGGCCGCAACCTGCGGGTTGACGACGGCGGCCCATACCGCCGTGGTGGAGCGTGTGGGTGCGGAAAGCGGCCGGTTGCTGACGCTTCTGATGCTGTTCACCGGGCTTTCGGGCGCGGTTTTCCTGCCCGTCACCGCGCTGGCGGAACAACATCTCGGCTGGCGCGGCACACTTCTGCTCTATGCCTGTCTGCAGCTCTTCGTGCTTCTGCCGCTCTATTTCTTCATCCTTCCCGACCGTCCGCCCCGCAAGGAAGCGAAGCGGCAGAAAGCCGACGCCCTTTCATCCACGCCAGTCGATACACGCCGGGCTTTTCTGCTTCTGGCGGCCATGACGACGATCAGCGCCTTTACGACCTTCGGCCTGTCGCCGCTCCTGCCGCTGCTGCTCGTTCAGGCGGGCGCAACGCAATCGCTTGCCGTCCAGCTGGCATCGGCGCGCAGCCTGCTGGCAATTACGGCGCGCGGGCTGGATTTCCTCCTTGGGAAACGCGGCAGCCCCTTCCTCACCGCCATGATCGGCTTCTGTCTTCTGCTGCTGTCGCTGCTGCTGTTGCTTGGCTTTGCCCCGGCCATGCCGGCTTTCATCGGTTTCATCATTTTTTTCGGTTTCGGCGCCGGTGTGCTCACCGTCAGCCGGGCCGTGCTGCCGCTGGCGGTATTTTCCCCGGAGGAATATGGGCTGCAGGCCGCGCGTATCTCCCTGCCGCAGAACCTCGCCATTGCCGTTGCACCTGTTATTTTCACGCTGGCGCTGGATCGCGGCGGGGTGGCGGCCATGCTTGGCGTCGCCGCCGTGCTGATCGCCATTTCGTTTGTGCTCCTGATCGTCCTGTGGAAAACCGTGCGCAGGCAGAACGCCTGAAACGGCACTACTCCGTCACCGCCCTGAAACGCATCTCGATGATGAAATTCCGGGTCTTCGCCTCGCGCCGCGAGCGGCTGGAGAGAAGATGCAGATTGACGAGAGAGACCCCGGCAATCGGCAGCGCCGCATCATCGAGCAGGCTCATGACACGAGCGGTGATCTCTCCCGCACCCTTGCGGCCATTGGCATCGCTCCATATCTGCAGCGACAGGAAATGTTCCTCGGCCTTTTCCGTGGCGGTCGAATAATCCCTGCTTTCGAGATCATCGATAACGATGCAAGGCAGAACCGCGCGCGGCAGAAGCCGGTCGACGATGCCGCCGGGGATGAGCGCCGTCAGCACCGCATCGCCGGTCAGTCGCGCGAAAATCGCCTGCAGAAGCGGGTTTGCGGCGCTCATCGGCTTTCCTCCTCGCAACGGCAGACGATGAAGCGACATGTCTCATCCGGGTCCATCACCGCCCGGATCGCCAGAATGCGGCGGCCCTTGCGAAAGCGCATGCCAGCAATGATGTCAGCGCGGTAAGCCAGCCAGACGCGGTGGGTGATCGTCACGCCCTCGGCCGAGGCCCGTTCATGGGATGCCTCCGAAACGGGTTCGATCGCAGCCCAGAGCGACCGCAGGAAATTCCAGCTTTCCGCAGCACCACCCTGCCCGTCCGGCGTTTCGGTCCGCACGTCCAGTTCCAGCCGCGCCGTCAGCTTGCCGGGATCGAGAAAAACAAGGTTCATGTCTCAAAGCCCCAGACGGCAGAAGGGCGCAACCAGCCGCTCGTAGCCGGCGGGAACGGCCGCGGGCTGGTTTTCCGGGGCAACAGCACCGCGAAAGGCGAACATCTGTGCCACATGCATCAGCATGGCGCGTTTCAGCGTGTCGGGCACATCCGTTCCCGCTTCGCCGTAACCGGCAATGAAATCGATCTCGATGCCGTTCATCGCCCGGCCGGGAGCCGGCGGATCGCGCAGCCACAGCCTCGCCGGCCGCGCCGCACCGTCGAGCAATTTCTCCCCGGCGGTGATGTCTGCCGAGCGCCCCTCTCCGTCTAAAACCAGAATCGTTTCGATGGCTTGCACCGGTGTCCTGCCAATCAGAATCACGCCCGTCTGCGGCCACCGGTCGAGATAAAGCCGCCAGGTCTGACGGAGGAGGCAAAGCCCGCTCGTGCGTTCCAGATGCTCGCGGGCGATGCGGATGAGTGCGGCAAGAAGCGCGACCTCGTCGTCGCCGTCGAGGCGCAGATGCGCCTTGACCTCGGCAAGCGTCAGCGGCTCCGCCTGCGGCGGATGAATGAGGGCATAGGTCATGGGGTCTCCGGAAGGACGGCAATCAAAGAGGGAGCGAGCGGTGGCGGCTTGTTGCCTTCTCCCCGAGGGGGGAGTTTTGCGTCATGGCAGCTTCAACTCCGGCTTGTGGGAAAACGGCCATTTACGCTGCAGATCGTTGAGCACGGACTCCAGCCTCAGCAGATTGCTTTCGACCTCGGCGCGCAGCGCACC